CCTAATGGGGGATATTGGATGGTGGGTCTGACGCACTAATGTTGCACTATCTATCGTGCCTGTGAATTCCACATCCAGAGACATCGGAAAACTATAACTTCTGATATCTGTGCCAACTCGCTAATTTATAGCTATTGCGTGAGCAACTCGAGTACGGTTAACCATCTCGGATCGCCAGCGGATGGGTGGTACCAGTCCCAACCCATAAATATTATCTGTCCTTGGCCGTAAGGTATTGATGCTACGTAGCTCTGAGCCCCCTGAGTCTCATAATAAGACTTCGATCCCGGCGGCAACGATGCTGCATCAACGCTGCTGGTGGCATTGTTTTCGCCGATCTCAGCAGGCCCATTTTCTAACGGCGTACCCACTGCTGCTGCAGTCTTGGTAGCTGTGCCATGCCCCTCGCCTGATTGAGTGATAGACAAATCGAATATATCATCTATCAAATCATCTACTTCACTAAAAACGAATAATGTACCACCGCCATCAACCCACTGTTTGATTACATTTTTTGCAGCCGAATCTAATATTAAATATCCTTCCTCTATCTCTGGGATGAATAGCATATTAGAAGAAGATAATGCCTCTACAAACCCTGCCGAAGTAATAGCGGTAAAGGTAGAAACGCTCATACCCAAGGCATTAAGTGAATCTATCAGGTTAGATGCTTCCGCTCCGCTCTGTCCTGGTTGATAGTCTACATAATCGGTATTGATCAAAACCGTACAAGACATAAAATATGAGGCGAATTTGCGATCGGATCGCAAGTAAGCATACATGGTTGCAAGATCTACATTAGATGTAGACTGATTCTCTAAGACATCAGATCCACCTAACACACGTATGTGGCCGTCGGCGGTCGTAGCTGTAAATCTAAAGTTATAATCGGCCACGTCAGCCGGGAGCGATGGTGAGAGATTGCCACCTAAATTATTGATAAAATTGACAAATTTGGGCAATCGCTTACATTTACTCCAGGTCACATTATCGCTTTTGCGGAGGTCTACGACTTTCTCTCCTCTGGTTATTTCTAATATCGAGGTAGTGCCATCTCTATATGCTATATTAAAACTTAAAGCCCAAACGATCATGGGTGCTCCCTTGTAATCTCATGGCTACAGATATATTTTTTCTAAAATCATGGCTTCTGTGGCGGCATGTGCATAGGCACCCACAAAGTAGGAGCCATTCCTGACTCTGGGTGAAATGCCTGCCTCTCTAAATTGGATTGACAATCTCCATATGTGACAATAAATTCGGAGATATAATCTATGGTGCGACGCCCTATCTGAGCAGTTGGTGCCCGTCCGTGCCGAGGGCCGCGTGCGAGATCTGCACTTCGTCCGCGTCGGGCGGCGCGGGGTCGTGCGACCAGGCGGCGAGACACCAGAGGAGCCAGTGCCAGACGGTGTGCATGTCAGCGATCCTCTTAGGAACAGTGTGTGATTCGCGGCGTGCCAGGCTGCCACACGCGAACGCGAGCGCGAGCGTGAGACTGGACGATCGGCACGGATGGCGGGATGACCGACAGCTCCGTCGGCTGTTCGCCGCGTGGAGCGTACGTCCAGTGCGTGGTATCCGGCGGCACTGGCCACGCGAGTGACACGCCGAAGGCCCAGAGGGCCATACCTACCACAATCCACACCAGTAGGAGCGTAAACTCAAGCCAGTTTGCGCCAACCTTGCCATCCGACAGCGTCATAAACTCAATGACGGCACTCGTGGCCTTCGGAGCATAGGCGAACCACACCGGGAAGCCGCAGATGACGACGCCAAGCGAGAACATCCCAAAACCAACCAACTTGCGAGCGCCGATACCGCAGGTGTCCTCGAGCGTCCACGATGGCGTGCGCGGCTGCGCATGCTCCGCCTGCTCGACGCGATCCTCGACCTGCACGTCGCAACGCGGCGCGAGGTAGATCACGGCTAGCCTGTCCGCTTGCATGGCCTGCGGTGAGGATCGCCGGATCGTGTGCATCACCACACCTCGTTCCTGAGAAAGCCGCTTCTGTAGTTCCTCGCGGACCAAGTTAGACTTTGTCGTAGTCATCTAAAACTACCGTGATAATATGTGTGACCTACTCGTTCTATCGTAGGTATGGGATCCTCTGCTATAGTGCTTAATTTCATTTTTTGAGAAAATATGCTTAATTGGTGGCCGGTGGCTAGGATTTGCACCCGCGACCTGCGATCGATTTTGTAGAATCGCCGCTCTAGACTTCCCCCTAAAGGTGATACCTTTAGATTGGATCCCGAAGGCTGAGCTACACCGGGTAGTCGATCAATGAAGGTCGACCACACTTCCACCATTACTCTAATACGTCAAATATTTGATTTGATTGTGACCTTAGCAGCGCTAGCTGATATTTTCTTTACGTGTTCTATTATTATACCATCGTCGACTAATCTATTGAGTAGATCAGGATCTTGCTTAAATCTTTGCTCGTCCACGACCCAAGATTTTTTCTCACCTCCGGCGTATGGCACGCTGATACTTACTTTACCTAATCCAGCGACTAATATTTCTTGGGTCTTCCCACCTGCCCATTCTCTAAGCTGTTCCTTGACAGGAACTAACTCAGCTGTAAGGCGATCGATCTCTTGTTGAATGCGGATTGCCCTGGCGGCTAATTCTTGTGCTTCTGTCATTTCAGATGCCTAGTAGATATCGCATGAAAAGGAGATCGCCATCACCACAACAGATCAAGGTGACCAGAAGGATAACTTCGCCATTTATCGAAGCCATCCCCAGTCAGATAATCCACTTCGACACCTATATCTACGCTGTCGTTAAAAGAAAACCACACAAAGATCGGCCCACCTTACCTTTTGGCGTGGATGTCAGGATTGATCCTGCTATATTAGATTGGAAGAGCAAGACGATAACTGTGATCATACCACTGGATATCAACGCCGGGATAGATTCGATAGAGGATCTAGCTCCTGATTGGTATGAATCTGTGGAAGCAGCTTTTCTTTCATTGATGCATGCGATTCTCCTATAGGGCCGCGACGCTTGACCTTATAATACCGGACTGGTCTAGGGCCGTATAGGCTGTGATCACCTGGACCGTACACACCAGAGGATTGATAGTGCCAAAAAGCAGTCGTGAGTATCGGCTTGGCCCTATATGCTAAATATAAAGCTATCAATCGTTCGAAGACATGCGGCGTCCAAAATCCTACATCCCTCATTCTTAATCTACTGATAATACTCATCAATTTATTACCCAAATAATCTAGAGTCTGCCTAGTACAAGCGAATTGATGACTGTATATCATCTGAGGCTGTGTATCGAATGCCCATTCATAAATGTCCGGATCATAATTCTTAATTATGTCCCACACATACACACCATTGTCAAAACAATGAATCTTATATGGGTCTTTATCAGGTATTAGGTTTGCATCCTCTTGGATCAATATAGATTCCCAGATGTTTTGATAGGCCGCGGGAGCTGTAAGGGCCACTGACACTCTGTCATCCTTGTCTAACCATTTATCGATCTTATTCCATATCGTGTGTGGTCGAAAGTGTGGGCGCACGTCTGTATGAAGAAAGGCAACGTGGTTACCTCCTATCAAACGATCGGCATGCTCCCACACAGTTAATATTATGGAAGTCTCGAAAAGTGCTGAATTCCAAGCAGCATAGGTCGGATAAAAATCGCCTGCTTCCGATAAGTCAGCCCCCTTGACTTTAGAAGCACCGCAGGATATAGTCGTCAACTTAACCAGCTTAGAGTTAAATGTGCTCCGCGGCACCAAATCTGCAGATTGTGGGTGTAACAGTACTATTGCATTAATCATAGTCTGTGCACGTCTAAAATCCCTCTACTCTGGTCAGTAGTCAACCTTACGTTGGAAATACCCATTGCCCGTATCTTAACTTCTTGCCCATCATCAGATACTATAGACATTGGTATGTAGCTTGTGAGTTCCTGGTCGGCCCAATGCATATGTGTTCCTAACAATTCTGGGTATCTCATCTTCCATTTTTGGTGCAAGTATCGCAATTGTGGCCAATATCTATTGTCATCTGATATACTAGCTGAATACTTACCGTAATGTACTATCGGCAAATAAGTGCAATATACCTGGTAAGCAGCTGATCTTGCTTGTAGACACAGATCCACTGCATAAAAGTGAAAGCCATCGAACATCGAATCAAATCTAAGCCCTGACTTTTTATTAACCACCATCAAACACTCGTCTACGCAATGAGCCAACGCTAGCTGTTTTGTGCCAGCCCAATCTGGTTGCGAATTAGGGATGGGGTCACCAAACCAAACAGAGCCTATGGCCACGGTATCCTGATTGAGTGCACCTCCCCATCTACCTATATCGGCTCTTCCATACTGTAAATCTATGCCGGCCGAACCTAATACGGCCCAACCTTCTGACATTCTGCTTATATTGTCAGATAAAATATCAAACCAATTATATAATAATCGGACATCTTGATGCGCATATATCAGATTATCGGATCTAGCCACATCCGCGCCAATGTTTAATGCATTGCTAGCAGAGTATCTATTATCTTGGTTGAATATTGGTATTATTTCTACGTCGTATCCATCCCTAGTCTCATAGACCGATTTTAACAGACATTCGTCAAAAACGTCAGGTTGGGAAATACAGCAAATTACCGAAAAGTCTGGCATTGGCCAAATTTTACGATAACCGTTACAAAGGAGGCTTACATGGCCAGCAATCTTACGACCATAACCAACATCTCCAACCAGATCATTCCAATCCTAGTCAATTCGATCGGTCCTGCCAGTGCCAATGAAAATTCTGACCTTCGATCCCAGGTAAGCAACCAAACATCCATAGTCCCTGGTGCGCAGATCACTCTCGAGACGCTACGTCTTGATCTTGCCCAGTTACAGCAATTAGGTAGGAAGAAATTAATCACATTTGTGTCTCGTTGATATATACTGGCACACTTGATTGCCAACCATTAGCACCCGGAGCCGCCTGATGGCGGCTCCTACTATTTCATAACATATATAAAGTATGCTATTCGACCCCAGTCCTACACAAATCATAATGGTCACATATCATAGGCCAAATGATTTTTCTAACTGTATTCAGTCGATCTTAGATAATACTAATTGTCCATTCCACCTATCGATTATAGATAATTCTATGGGCCACATAGATTCTTACCTGAATGAGTATCGTGATCTTCCTAATGTCACCATTTACGCCAATGATACTAATATTGGCAAAGGGGCTTCAGTTAATAAGTGGTACCCTACCGTTATGATCCATAATCAATTGGCTCATTTCGTTTCGATAGATGCTGATATAGTGGTCTCCGAAGGCTGGTTAACCGAGCTTATTAGATCATTTTATTATTTAAAACAAGCCACAAAAGTGGCGATGATAGCGCCAGCTATTTGTAATCACGATTATCAGACATGGGACTATCAAACGTCTAACCAAATGGTGATGCACAATCCTATTCATCTTAATCCGGTCTTTGACTATTATCCGGGTCTATATCATAATAGACATACTGCTGGGCCTTTATTTATTATTGATACTAGATTCTTTGAATCTACTGGCATGTTCTATGACAAGCAATTGTATGGGGCAGATGATGGCATTCTGTGTGCCAGAGCATATCGACACAACGCTTTTGTTGGTATAAATAGCAATGTGATGGTCAAACATCTAAATATCGATAGTGACGATGAATATATTGCTTGGAAGAAACGCAATATCACCAAGGACGTGGACCTACATGGTCGGTGGGATTGATCTTATACGTCGGATAAAACCTATCTATTACTCTTCTTTCTACGTTCATCACTCGATTATATATGTCTTGTTCATACCTTGCCCAATATTTTGATGGCTTACACCCCATATCTGAGTCGTTGGTTCGAGCAATACTTTTAATGCTACGTAGATCGTAATTCAATCCTATCTTATCTAATGCCTCAACTACTCCATTTATACCTTCTTCTAAACGTATAATATGTTTTACACCACCAGGGACACCATTCAAAAATTGATCTATTTCATAGCTATACCAACCATCTGGTTTGTATTCTAAAGCATTAACCACAAATCGATTGAAATCGTTACTTGCACAGTTATAGTCCAGTGGATGAGTTGGTTGCCAACCGTGCTTCATTCTGAATGCCCACCTAGATTGGTACCATGTTATAGGATGTCGCACCATACTAAATATAAATCTTTGCCTATACCATTGCTCGTCATATATCTGTAATAATTGAGGGAAATGAGAATGTTGCTGCCCTACTTCAATAGGTTTAGATATTTGGCGTAGGATCCTAGACAACCACACCCCACCGGTCTTGGGGATATGCAAAAATAGATATTTATCAGTCGCAAGGGCCAATTATTCACCCAATCATCTGTCGAGCCTGTTCGTGCATTCCCAATGCTGCCAACAGTGAGGACATGCGGTGGTGATAGGTCTGACTTGTTAATACTTCTTCCTGTTGCTTCTTAACCAATGCTATTCTTTCAGCATCATTATTCATGTAATGCATACACATTTCGCCAAAATGCTCGGGACTAGCTGCTACTACTACCGAAGGGATCAACCTTCTAAGGTGCATCACTGCGTCGTGGACTACTAAGGTCCCACAAGCCGCCAATTTAAACGCCCGTTCTGGTATGTCGATGCCGAACATTTGTGTATGCAACTCAGAAATACATGGACCGATCTTACCACTATTCAAAAATGCATTGGCCCGATCACTGGCTAATATCCCATCACATAGATCCTTAGGCCACTCACCCCAACCTCGTAAAGCCACTTTCTTATGGCGTTCTTTCGCATTAGCTATAGCAGGGATCAGGTATGTGTCAATAGTCTTTGCTTTGTACGGCCACCTGCCACCAAGATATACCATATCTATATCACGTTCTTGGTATGATTTAATTTGTTTGAATATGACCGTGTCAGCTGCACAGGGCATTGGCACCCAACCAAATCCGTATTCGGTCGTCCATCCGCTCCATATCAATCGGTCGTCTTCTTGGCCATATCCAAATACTACATCTGGCTTTTGTTCCACGACCCATTTAACGTTCTGCTCTGATTCATTGATACCATTGATCTCTACTGGCCCATATGGATTGACGTGTATGGCCACTTTACAATTGCGAGATTTCGGGATAGGCTGTTGATGACCAGAGCACCCGATATACAGATCTGGCTCGAATTCGTACCAAGACTGTGGCTTCCCATCCCATCTTCTTGTATCATGTCCTTTGTCTCTTAGAGCATTCTGCCACCCGTCCGAAATGTACCCAAATGCACCTTCTGGCCTGTGGCAAAGCAAGACTTTCATAGTAGACCTACTTCCTGTAAATAACGATTATATCCGTTCTTTGATAACTGTTCGATTTGAGCTTTAACTCGCTCTGCCACAGTCAGTAATTTTAAGCCATCTTCTAGCTGCTTGTTCTTATCATGATGGCAGTTCCATCCTTCTACTCGAGGATGCCAAAGGTGGACAAGGTCGTAGTACCTGTCTTCGTGCCACTTTCCTACACTAGATAATCTTGTGTAAAAGTCACAATCCTCACACCCGTACCCCCAGAAGTCTTCATTAAAAGCACCACAACTCCAGTACGCATCCTTGGTGCATGCTATTGATCCTCCCTCGTAGTATTCTACTACTCTTTCACATTTAGCAAAGTCTGATAGCTCTCCTGTAGTGTTCAAGTTCTCGCAAGATGACTGATCAGTGTACAGTACTCTAGCACCTATATGGCACGAGTCTGACTTCCGTAGAATATCCCATATCTTCTGAGCATAATCACCAAATGTAACCATATCAGCATCGTGTAAAATTAATGCGTCATTTGGTGCACGGCATACAGCTTGATTAAATGCGTAAGATTTATTAAACAAAGGGTTATCTGCTCTCGGCGTATGGATATATTCTATGGGTACTAAACGTTCTGTTGATAGTTTAGATAAGTTATCTTGTTCGGATACGATCACATTAATGACCGGAAATCTTTGTGCTCTGATATTATTAACCACTGTCCTTATAGATAAACTCCTATCTGAATCTCTATAAGGAATAATATATGTAATCTCGGGCAATTCGGTCGACGGACTAGGTAGCTCTCTAACACCTTCTTTCCTCGTATCAAAGGTCACCTTGGCTGACCTTAATAAACCATCTCTGTCCTTTACCGCCGATGGTTGATTATGCAACATAAAAAAGCGGCTTGACCCACCTACATCAAAAAATCCACGGGGCTGCAAATCAAACTCCCACGCTTTTGCTGACCAATCTATATGCTCCATACCATATAAGCCATATTTTTCATTAAAGAACCCACATTTAGACAGCATCAAATGTGTGAACGCCAATATAGCGCCATGAGGCTTGTCGTCTACGCGATTTAACGTCAACCCACCACAAATCACAGCGGTGCCTTCTTTAGCACCATATACACCTGGCTGACGCATCATGAAATGATGCATGCCTGTTTGTTCTAATGCCTTAGCATAAAAATATTCCCATCCGGGATCTAACACTTCTACGTCATCATTCAACAATATAGCATACTTGAATCTAGACAAACACCTTAGGAGACGGTTACTATTGCCAGCAACACCTAATCGCTGGTCATTCTTCATTATTACCAAATCTCCAGACGATTTTAGCTCGTCTAGATATGCGGATAGCTCAGGGTCTGTGCTGGCATCATCGCTTATGAAAATTGTGGTTTTGTTTAAATCTGTGTTGCGTCTAATAGATGTGACCAACCTTCTCAAACAGTTGAGTCTATTATATGATAAGATGCCTACACCTATGTTATTGCTTATTGGTATCCGCTTTCCTTTAAGGAATGGAGCCAACAGCTCCATTCCTTTACGCCGGCTAGATATGCCTACGATCTTGCCACTTGCTGGCGTTTTACTCTTTTTCTCCTTTAAGCCTTTGATCTTCTTCTGAGGCACGACTGCCCTATGTAACAATAAGTCACTATGCCTGGGCGTATCAGGTGGTAGTTTTTTGATCTTATTGGTATCTGACTCAATAACTGGCCTCGGCTTTGGCTTAGATATCCTTTTGACCAGTGGTGGTATGACTCTTTGTGTCCGCAGATTTGGCCCGCCAGCATGGACAGGCTTGATCAATCCTTTGGCCACATAGATATCATAATACTCAGGCAATATTATCTTCGAGTATGGTTTAACCTTTATTACTATCCTGTCTGGCCCCTCCAACGCAACCATAAATGGGTTAGGGTTTACGTATTCTGGCATTACCGCACCACTTTCGCATACAATGGCTTGTATGTCTGGCCTGCTACCTGATCTAGTTTAAACTTTGAAGGTTTGAGTATCAAGTCGCCTTCATATGACCCGGCTCCTTTGAATATAGCATCTACGGCTCTCTCGTCTAATATTTCAATCTTCATAACCTCCTGCGTCCTGACCACCTTACCAAAAACATCTTTGACCATACCTGGCCCGATCATCTTATTTAATGATACCTGCACATCACATAAGACTAAACCTGATTCGTCTATCCCAAAGTAATATTGTGCTTGATCCAGTTTTATCACCCTCATCAACTCTAGTATCTTTATCAGTTCGGATCTCATGAATTCGACGCATAAATTTTGGATATTTTCGTCGACCCCTTGTACTAAGTCTATACTATTTCCTGCCCAATCGCCAAACAGAGTCACCACCTGGTCCGTGTCGTGATGCCTATAAATTAATACCGAAATACCTTTATCGCCATAAGATCTTACCACATAACAAAACATATTACATAAAGGGCTATTATGAGCGAATATATCGATTTGGGGGTATGGTAATATCTTAGGAAGCGTAAGTCTAGACGTACCAGATATTTTCTCTGGTGGTAGGGTCTCGTTGCAAGATTGAATATTTGCCGTTCTTCGCATTTCTCACTTCCGATAGCTTGAGATTAAAAGTGTTCTTACCTTGTTCTGCTTCATTCATGGTAAACAACAATATGGGCAACCCTTCGAAAATTACATTTATCTGATCATCGACATTATTAGTTACCACGCCATACCAAGTAGTAAACCATTTTGTCCATATGATTATATCACCATATGTTGGCGTGTATAGAGTTCTCGGCCTATGGTACGCTAGAGGAGGTAGTGTCAACCTCTCATTGCCGCCTAACCCTAGTAAGCCGGTGGGCGAAGATTTCATACCTGTATTGGTAGCCATCGCTCATGTCCCAAGTGATGATTGCTCCATCCCGACTGCCGCCGGTCCATTGTTTGATCAATGTGTCTACCCACGATTGACCATTTACATTGCTGCTCAGTGCTACCGGCCTTACTACGCGGCCGTTTATTTCTACTTCTTGAACAGACTCACTTAAGTAACTGGCGGCTTCCTGCCTCTTTTGGATTAATGTAAGACCATCTATTAAAATATCTCTTTTGCTTCTGGATTTAGTAGTAGCAGTAACACTATATGTGATATTTTTACCACCCTCTGTCTCGTTTAACATTGTTGATATAGGTACTTCAACGCTGGGCATATTCTTAGCAGGATCAAACTCTGCCACTACTCTTTGTATATCGGCTACAGATCGTATGACAACTGGCTTTAATATATCAGGACTCAGCTTGCGTTGCTCTCTCTGCAAAGCTTGTTCCAGTTGCTCCATATTGGTCCTCCAAGTTAAGAGAGATCGAGATGACTCGTCCTTTTCTGATTAACTCATAAACAACATGGATCCAGTTCGACACCCTATGTATCACGAAAATAGTTACCAAACTACCAACTAATGGTGGTGCCCCGACCAATAGTACCATAAAAATCGATACCCAAACACTCGTACAATACCCACATGTAATTAGACCATATATCCAGGAATAGACTTTAGTGGATGTAGTATCAACAGGTGGTGTTGGATAGGCATGTTTGAATATCGACTTATGCAGTGGCACGAACAGTGTGGATGACGTTATTATCTCAGATATTGCCTCTACGGCTATAGACATTAGCGTGATCGTAAACAAAACAGCTATCATCGTTTTATCTTACGACAACTGGGATTAGAGCATTGTTCTCTTTCTCTGCCAGCTATATTTACCATTACCGTAGTATGGCCACATTGTGAACATCTCTCTGTTTGTACCAATCTCTGTCTTACCGGTAATGGCGGAGTCCTTGCTTGTTCAGCACCCACATTATACTTAGACAACCTCTGCGTGGGCACACGGTTAGGCTTGATGTGCTGAGGTCTCTCTATCTTTTGAGGTCTTATGGTCCGACTGGGACGGCCAGACCCCCCACAACATCCCATTAATGCCTCTGATCTATACTATTATAGGGGTGAAGCTTTCGGACTTTCACAGGCTTGACCTTAAGAGGTCTTAATATCTTATTTTTAAGCGGTTGATCTACTATTTTCTTAGTAAATGCTACACTACCACCACATGACATACATGCCACATTACTCTCCTACCAGCTTCTGGCGATATAATTTGGCTCTTTCCGCTGAATTTTTACATTCCTCTATCACCTGCAGAGGGTACTGGTATGCTTGGAGTATATCATATTGTTCTTCTTTCGTTTTCCTGCTGAATCTGCGTACTAATTGTCTAACTCCTACCGGATGGTATGGGCCCTGCTCTGCCTCCAGGTACGCGGCTATATTTCTTAATACTCTGGGTAGTGATAATTGACTACTCACACACCTTGACCTAAAACAGTTCTCGAGTTTGCCAATAAGAATATTACCTTCCGACGATATAACACCTCTGATCCTACCCGTTGAATGGTCGTGGTCTACAACCGGCTTATATTCTTCTATATCTAATATGGCACATCTTGCCGACTTATATTGTAGCCTGTATTCGATTAACCCTTTTTGATTTACATATTTGGCCATAAACCACCCAATATATGTTTTACATCAGGTGCTCAGGCTTTATTTCTTAAATTGGGTATACGATGATCGCGCCTTTTGCCATTTTCTAGATCAAATAGCCACTGAACAAATCCTATGCGTGGTTTCCCATTACTTGGCGTAACACTGTGATAGGCCGGCTCCGCTTTTAGATTGCAGATGAACACTCTATTATAGGTAGGCACTATCTGGTCAATCAGCACCAGATCGTGCGGCTTATTATCCGGGAAGCCACCGCCTGGTGTTGCGGTATGAATCCTACCACATTGTGTTAAAAAATCCATTCGCCCTGTTGGAGCATTGACCTTGAAGGCCCTGGGGTCATGTGTCTCATCGATCCTCCATAATTGTAGTAGCCCACCGTCTGCTGCTGTCCATCCCTTATTAAAATAAGTAATGACCACTAAATCCCTGATCGAAGAATCAGTATGGATCCAAAATCCGTCCGCCTGATCTCTATGATACCTTAATTTGACCTCCACACCGGCTGGCTCTGATAACCTCGTATCTGTGATATACGCACAATACCTATGCCACTCTGCATCAAAAAACAGATCTGCGCCTACGTCTGTTTTATCTGCAAACTTAACAGATCCGTCATAGGGAAGTTTCACACCATCTACTACTCTGTCTGCCTTTTCGCTAAAAGATAAAGAACTGTGTTTTGCTATCAACTGTTCTATCTTGTCCTCCCTAAAAAAGTTGTCTAATACTGCGTATTTTGCTATAGGTTTGGCACATATCGATTGCCTGATATCATCGACCACTCTGTCTTCTAGGTATATCGGGTTAATCCAGTTATCTATGCTCATGTCGGCTTCCTGAATTTGGATGCGTCTTTCCAATTAGTGATGTGAGTGGGTACGTCCTGGCCGGTATGCTTAACACCTTTCAAGTAATCAAGGTCTTTAACATACTCAGGACGCGATCTCTTAGCTTGCCACTCTTTGTGACCTTCTGGATGCCCTTGGTGTAATTCTCCGATGGCGGCACCAGCTACACCATGGTATAGAAACATCTGAGCTATCGGATCGCCTTTATTAATTGTAAATTGCCCTGGCTGATTGATAATGAATACTAAGCCAAAATTCGACACGCTCCACCAAGCTTCTATGATGGCCTCCATACAGCTATAGGGTAGCCCACGCATATTAGGTATCCCCTTGATATAAACGAAATCGCCTGGATCATCAGTGACGGGGATAAACTTAGCTTGCACTGTAAAACTAGCAAAAGATGCGTGGTCATCTACCTCATAATGCGAGGACTTATCTATGTGTTCTATTACTGCTCTCTTGTGAACGTCTCCATTCCAAGTAACCTTAAATGTGCCAGGAGACAATATATAAAAGCCGAGACTGTTGGCCATGCTCAACGGTAAACAATGCCTGGCATGATTCTCAGTGGCTCTATTATCTTCCCACCAGTTTCTATATCTGATAGCAGGTATAGGGGCTAGTTCAGTATCATAGCCTGGCGACAAATAAACTTGTATCCTCTCCCCCATAATTATGGTGCTACGTAACCGCCTGCGGCACTACGCTTATAAGTGATTACCATTGTCTGATTGATATGAGATAAGACATAATCATTAGCCGCCTCAAGCTTGAGGTATTCTGTCACATTAGGATTACCAGAGGTGTTAGGAATAGTCGCATCCTCCAGAACCAGGTGATCCATGCTTGAATTGAGTACCTGTTTGATCTGAAGATCGGGACTATTTTTCTTGATAATGTTCCCTGCAGGATCAACGCTAAAAAGCCCTACCCTAGCCACATGGATACCAATAGCCACGACTACCTCCCTATTTCAGTAAATGTACTAAGCCTAATTGTTCTAGTTTAGCCTGCAATCGCTCTATATTAGTTACTCTTTCCGCTAGCTCATCTGAATTCTGCTTGGAGCAATGGGCTATCACAGGATACTTAACCCCTATTAACCACGGCAATAATTCCTCCACCCTCTTGTAATCATATCTGAAGTGCTCATATATCAATATTCTCCTATCCAATAGACGTGATCTGTCTAGTAAGTATTCCTCTTCGCGTGTTATTCTGTTGATGTTGTCTTCTAAATCCTCTATCGGTACTTCTACTTTAGCCCTCTTTACCGGCCCATTCCATACTACACATTGTCTAGTTTTTTTAACGATAAGATCAGATATCCATTGCATTAATATATTCGATCTGCGGACCACTATAGTTCGAATATCATACCTATGCAAATATTCCCAGAATTTCTTTTCCTGTTTCAGAGCCATAATTTGATGTGCCATGATTTTAAAACCTGCTGCCACACGGCCATCTATTTTTCTTTTAACCCATGAGATGTTTTTCATATCTTCTGATACGTTATCAAACGTGGGTGTATAACAAAGATCCAAAGCTCTGCATATATCATTTTGGATTATTTCGTCTGGGATTAAGGCGTGCCGTTCTTTATTCTCCGGTTTGGCGGGCTGCATATGGTGCTTATGCCCGACAGGATTAATGGGTTCATTGATACACCTAATTCCTGCCGGTGCGCCTGAATGTATCAAACTGGTGACTAATGTGGAGCCTGTCCTGGGCTGCGCCAATATTATAAACTTTTTCATGACAACGATTTAAAAGGTTGCACTATATCGTGAAATTCCTGCAATATTCCGTTCAGTTTATATTTAATCGTCAGCTCTCTAATCTTAGACTGGTCAAATGCCACATCTTGGGCTAGCTTCTTATGGCAGTACATCTTATTATGTAATAATTTTGGACATAGGGATAGGTCTATTAACAACAAATTCCTATTCAATATATGATATCCTTCCTGATCCAAATAATCCTTGACACTACGGTGGCTTTCTAATAATTTAGTGCTCTTCTTGGGGCCTATGCCTTTATAGCCATCGATACAATCGGATTTATCACCAATTAAAGCCTTCTGCCATACAGGGTTGACGAGTGGGGCAGCTATTTCTCGCCTTTTGCCTGGGTCGTACAACGTGCATGAATTGAAATAATATGGTATTTGTATCATGTCACTATCTGATGATACGACTATGCTTTTATTGGGATGTAACAGGCTTACTGCCGCATATATTAAATCGTCGGCCTCCATTTGCTCTCGTTCAAATTGTCTTACACTAATCACTCCAAATAACTGCTTTGCAATATCACTAGTACTTCTCAATTCTTCTGATATATCGCCAAAGTAGTGATTACTCTGGCGATCCTTATAAGTCGGGAGTAGAGCCCTTCTCCAAACCTCTTTCCTTGGGGCATCCCAGAATATACTCAAAGATGTTGGCCTATACATATTAATCATACTACTATACATCCTAAGCAATGTAGTTATATAGTGATACTTATTATCCTGCCTTCTGTCTGCTTTTACTGCATATATCGCCCTGTACAGGGTATTGCGGGCGTCTATGAGCATATGCATATGTTAAGCCCACCTACACATTCGGCCCCAACAGATATGCCTGCTGGGGCCGAATGCGCTAATAAGCTGACTGCTCAATCCAATTGACTGAGTAAGTCATCGATGTCACTAGAGTCGTTATCCGTCGATTCAGTTTCTGGCTCTGACTTGGCATTGCTCTTAGCTGTTGCACCAGACTTTGCCTGGCCTGTCTTCTTTGGAGAGACGTTGTCCAGTGGTTCCTCTGCAGCCAGATCATCTTCCATATGGGAAACGACATCCTCGTCGGCATCATCGGCGTCTTCATCATTTGAGCTAGATGAGCCCTTGCGAGAAGGTTTGGCCATGACGTCATTTTCTGTATCGTCTGCAGAATTACGACGCTGGGTTGCCCTATTGGCCCTGGATTCTGTCTGAACTGTATCATCCTGATCAAATCCGCCATTATCATTTCCGCTGTCGTCGCCATCGACGATCCTAGCAAAAACGGCATTGAGCTTTTGGGGATCTGGGGCTTTAATCTTCTCCCACAGATTATGCCTATTGAAAAGTAACTTGGCCAGGATTTCGTCGCTGGTTGAGCCGTCTTTACCCCTGATCATGGGCATTGGCTCCCCACCGTTAGGCAGGAATTTGCTTGTCTTATAACTATTAGACCTGCCCTGCTTCAACACCTGAAGTTCGAATAAGAATCCGGCACTTTCATCAAAGAAAATACCAAATGCCTGTGGATCGTCCTTGTCACCACAGTCATCCTTCATTAACGTCGAAGACCACAAGTCAAAGAGAGTCTTTGGAGCGTTGAAGAACATTACTTTACCACGGACTTCTTCAGGATTTCCCTTCCAATTAGGGAAAAAGATATTAACCATATGGTAAGTAGAAGGCATCCACTGCTTGATTACGGCTTTCCTTTTCTCTTCTTCTTTCTTGTCTATTGACTTGAGCAAATCAAAACCGAACTGGCAGACTTTGCAATCTGATCCGTCTACCCATATTCTCGGGCAAGGATACGGCTTGTTGTCGATCCAATGGTCGGCATGCGTAATAAAGAACTGATCCATAGATTTTTTCACGGTGCCAGATTTGATCACATCCCCTTTAGCCAAGGGTGGCAATATAAAAAACCTGTACTTCAATGGCTCGGTAGTGCTATTTGCCTTCTCCGGCTTAAACTCATCAGGATCGATGAACTTACCTGACATAGACGCCCGGAGCTTATCACGCACAGCTTTGACATCGTACTTAGACATTTTTACACCTCTAATCCTTTGATTCTCGGAACTGTAGTTAAAATACTTGGAATACGCTACCTGATCTGTACTAATTCTGCTCGGCTTTCTTTATACCTATCAGAGATCTACAGACTTCGTGTTTCATTTTGATTGCTTCCATCATATGATATACCTTACCGGCAAGCATATGTGCATTAGCCAATCTCAGATCCGCCTCCACCAGCCCGGGGTTAACCTCCACGATATGTCTCATTTGTTCGGCAGTTATCTTAGTCCCAGCTTCTTTAGCTGTCCTTGCCACCTCATCGGTAGCCTTCCCTTTTCTGACCTTTAGATTTCTTTCTGCAACCGCCACGGCAACCCTTAGCTCAGAGTAGATGGCAGCCCAATAGGCATATTGAGAAGGGATATTTTGCATCTGCTCCTCGAGAATATCCATATTCACGTCTAGGTCAGACAGTATATCTATAGTTATCTTTTTTAATTTCTTAGGATCATTTTGGTCTGGCACTCTTAATGTTACATCGAACCTAAATAGACTCGAAGAGATTAATTCTTCTGGTACATTCGCATCAATCCAATCAGAATATTCTTTATTTTTGGGCATATATGGTCACTGTGTAGGTGGCTCCCATTTTTGCGTCTCGAATTTTTGGTCTTTCTTTAATACGTCGGCAGAATGCCCACTAGATTGGCTAATTTGCGATATCGGCTGTGCCTGACCAGCGATCGGTGCTATTGTTGAACCAGCACCCCTAGGCATATACGCAAATCGCGAAAATCCAGATACTTGTGCACCATGGTCTATCATCAATTTGGCTCGACGACGCGCCATCTTAACATCATCCGACTCATGCTTCGTATAATGGTGCGTAGATACCAATCTACTTCTTTCTTCTTTCTTCCTCTCAAGTTTTTTAACTCGTTTCTTGGCTCTATATTTAGCTCTTTCCTTGGCCCTATAGAGTTTTTTAGCTCTCTCATTGCTCATGATTGGACCTGTATGTTTTGTATTTCTTCCACATCTTCCATTTATCTCCAATACTTACATTTATCGGGAAAAATGGATTATCATGTAATAAACCTTCGAATGGTCTGGTCATGATTGGAACTATAACATTGATGATGGCCTTGATCTGTTGAGGATCTGGTGGAGCTGATATAATAAGACAATCATGTATCTCGCAAACTATATTGTCAGGTAGCTTTTCCCAAACCTTTCGTAGAGTGTTCTGCATAGCATGTGCTACTGATCCTTGCATTATACCGTTTAAAACTGCTAAGTCATTCTTAGCATGAGCTGGGCGGAAGGTTCTACCTAATAGTGTGCTTAATGGCTTACCATTCGATATGATAGATCTACATTTACTGATCCACCCTCCTAGCTTGGGGAATACATTGGTCAATGCCACACTACTTAAATCCATCGAATTGATAGACTTGAGCAAGTATTGCTTGCTCTCAGACCTAGTAATCGCCTCTTCTGACTCCTTGTTGATTGTCTCCATCATGTGGGTGTACGGGTCCGTATCAGTGAATGTTGCTTCTAGCACCGGATCTTCGGCTAATATAGATGCTGCTCTAATATCAGCACATATCCAGTCGAACATCAGAAGCACGTCACAATCATTACCGCCAGCTGATGCAACGTGATAGTTTTCAGATAATCCCTGAATGTTGAAACCAGATGACTTACTACGACCTGAGAATGTCTTTTGTGACCACTTTGGATATTCATATAAACCATTGACTTGGATGCCGTTTTCCTCGAGGAATTGGTAAGCCACTGCTGCTAAAGCAAGTATGTTATGGTATGGTAATGGTTGTTTAACTGATAGCTTATCCAATATCTTCGCTACTATCATGTGATCTTTAGATCTGGAATCCGTAGGAGCGATATCAGGTAAATGCATGTCATAGACGTTATATGTCCTTTTATCTCTGGGCAGGTCAAAATATTTAATGTGCGATTTAAAGTCAGAAGTGATGATACGCCTATTGCTAGATTCCGCTTTTAAGAACAGCTCCTTTATCGTTTTTCTTATCTTGTCGATAGATTTAATGGTCTTGCCAGCACCTGGCCGGAATATATCACATATGGTTACTTTATCCTGATTCTTAACGCCAGTACAGCGCGGCTTACCTGTTTTATTATCAAACACTGTATAAACGAACAAGTCATCCATTACCGACTAAATACAGCGGTTAAATATCGATATTCTATATAGACTTCTTAGGTCGTTTGTCGCGTGGCTTTGATTCTGCCTGCGTAGCTGAAGACGCTAAGAAATGCTTGGTCTTAGGATCATATTGACCCTTCTTCTTTAGGGTATTGTCCAAATGGTCGACCTCACCAGGGACTCGATATTGAGCATATGGATCCTCATGGGCTAACTTATAACGATTCATATCTCTATGAGCACCGGCTCTATCCAAAAAGCCATAGCCTCTGATAAAGCTGGTGAAATTAGATCCATAAACAGTCCTGGTGCAATCATTGCTATTACACCTTGGGCATATAGTAGCTTCTTTTAATTCCTTTGGATCGGGCTCCATAGAATGTATTGTCTCAAATAATACCAGCTCTTCATATAACTCTATAGGCAATTCTTTGTCGCCAGAGTTATTAATAATCAGCTTATCTGCATTATCATTATATGCTTTTTTCCTGCATTTATTGCATTCATAATTATATCTAGGCATGGTATCACTCAGATTCTATAACATATGGAATGCCGCATGGTATATCACACACGATGTGATTTTCCGAGATTATTACAACTTTCCGGCCTTGGTAATGGCCATTGTCAGGAACTATAGTCGCTACATGATTCTTGACAGCGATCATGACATAATCACCTACATTCACAGTAGGTTTTAGTCTCCCACCATTATTATCGCTTAGGCCAGGTCCAACACCTATGACCAATCCCTCATTTTTATATTGCCCCTCAGTATTGGCTAATTGGATTGGAGATTCGCTAGCCGTTTGTAAAATAGCTACATAATTATTATGCATCTTCACCGGCTTGATAACTATGGTCTTATCACTGATAGGCTTCTCGAACGGTAATATATCTCTAGGCGTGTCACGCCCCTCGTGTTGCGTTAGGGTTTTGCTCTTAGGTATCGGCATGAGGATCTCCTTTTAAATGGTTGGTCTTATTTACTTTTCTTCTTTTTCGTAAGCGACTTTGGTCTTACGTTTAGGTATTGCTGGGCTATTACCTACCTTTACTTGCATAGCTGACCCATCAGGGCATACGACGAACCCACTCCTCTGCATGGTCTCTGCCATAGACCTTGAGACCTCGACTTCGATAACCACCTTCAATTTCATATTAACTCCCTAACTTGCATTTTGTCGTACTCGATTTCACACTCGACTTGGTCGTGCTTAGGACCATTCCGATTCTTAGCCACAAAAAACCTAATGCGTGGATGAGGAGTAGCATTTCGATCGGAATCACTCTGATTCAGGCTTATGACATAGTCTAATGCGAATTGCTTTGCGAAACTCTCTGCTGCTTGGTTAAGATCTGCGACGCCCTCTTCGCTAGATGCTCCGCTTCTGTTGGTCTGTGTGGCTGTGAAGACCAACACATCTTCATTTTTAGCTAAACCTCTAATCTCGTTCGCCACATGCTTCTGTCTATCATAGTCCCTTTTATTGAATTCAGCGATGCGACTGATCATCAGATCCATATAATCCAATATAATCACATCAGGCTTCCACCCTTTAGTTCGTTTAAGATTGTCCAACAGGGCATAGATATGATTGACACTACGTTCCTCGGGAGGCCATTCGTAAATGGCGAATTTCTTTTTATATGTGCGTTCCATAGTTTTAATTTGCCGCCTAATCAGATCTTTGTGCTCAATAATACTAGCTAATGGAACTCCAGTAGCCGCTCCTAAGCACCTCATAGCCGTTTTTATACTATCTAATTCGAATGTTATCAAAAGGACATCTTGTCCGATCTCGCCTTTTAATGTTTCGCCTTGTAAAGATGATATTGCATTGTTACACAACAGAATAGATTTACCAACATTGGTGCCTGCTAACCAGCACACTACTTCTTTTTTAGATGGACCACCATTGTTCAGTATTCTATCCAGTTTAGGGAAACCGGTAGTGCGATGATCAATTATATCTTCTTGGAATAGCAATTCTAGGTTTTCGAAAAACCAAAATCCACCTTCTGAGACATCAGCTATTCGATTAGCCTGAGTCACCAGGTTTTCAAGTATCTGATAATTGCCTAGTCTATATGCTTCTATAGCTTCGTCGCTATAAAGCATACCGTACTGTCGGTCCTTGGCCCATTTTAATAACGTATCCTTCACCATCGGCACTTCCCGATGGCTGGACTTACGTTTAATTAAACCTAGAACCTGATCATATGGGTCATCTTCGGTTAATTTGGCTGTGATGCGATCATATAGTATCTCTCTTGTGGGTATGGTATTAAATTCTTCATGCGCATTAAGAATTTCTGCTATGACCCACTGACATTCTGGGCGTTTTAATAGATTCGGCTGGATAAATCCGCTGACTGCGGTAAAGAATTCAGGATAATCCAATGCCAATGATACAATAGACTCTTCTTCGTATGCACCGAATGGACGTATAGATTCATCCGATGCGTCATCGCTTTGATTAAGTGCGTCTAAAGTAGACATATCATTCGCCATCCAATATGGCATCATCCATACTATTATCTTCGGCACCATCGTCTGTAGTGGCACTGGCCACATACTGTTCAAATGCCAAGTTATATGTCTTTTTTCTAATCTCTTCTAATATGTCCTGATTATCCCGCAGAAATGCGATAGTAGCATTAGTACCATTACCTAACTTCTTTCCGTCGTAGACCCACCAACTACCTGCTGATGTCAGCACTTTGCATTGCTTAGCCACTTCGTACAATGACGAGACTGAGTCTATACCACAAATAGGTCTAGCTGGATGGCCAACACATATGTCGAATTCTGCCCTCTTAAATGGGGCAGCCACCTTATTCTTTACTATTTTAACACTAGTCTTAAAACCTATCACATCGTCGTTTTCCTTGAGCGGTTGGCCCCTTCTGACCTCTCCCCTGATTGAGGCGTAGAATTTGAGGGCTCTTCCACCTGGGGTAGTCTCAGGATTGCCGAACATAACTCCGATCTTTTCTCTAATCTGATTTATAAATACTACCGTAGTCTTTGAATTACTTATCTCTCCCTTAAGCCGTCTAAGAGCTTTGCTCATCATTCGTGCGTGGGCACCCACATTAGCGTCAGACATCTCTCCGTCTAACTCTACTTGTGGAGTCAATGCTGCGACTGAATCTACGATTATCAAGTCGACCAGTTTAGACTTTACCATCACCTCGATAATATTGAAAGCTTCATCCCCACTGTTAGGCTGGCTAAATAGAAGCTTGTCGGTCTTTACTCCTATCTTTTTGGCCCACTCTGGATCAAAAGCATGCTCAGCATCTATAAAAGCTGCACGGCCATTCCTGCCCTTAGCTTCGAAGTAATGCTGCTGGCAAGCTGCGATGAACTGAAGACATGTGGTGGTCTTACCACCGCTTTCCGGACCATACATCTCTATGATACGACCTTGGGGTAGGCCGCCACATCCCATGGCCAAATCGATACTCGGCACCGCTGTAGGAAAAGTGTCTACCTTGACTATTGTCCCCTCGCCCAACATGACTGATCCAGAACCACATGTCTTTTCGATTATGCTAATCAAATCTTGCTCGTCTAAAGCAATAGGTGTTGTTTTTTTCTGTTTAGCCATCTGATAGCCTCCCAAGAATATCGGTTAGTGATCTTAAGTCATAATCTGATACCACTAACACATCTACCGCCGGGATTCTGATAATGGCATTATCTTTAGCCAGTAGTAAGTCATTATCACCTACTATGGCAGTAACCGACCACACACCCTGTGGTAATACTTTGGATCCGGGAGATGCCGATAAATATGAAACATTTCGTACAGTAAGTAACCTTACCTGGTCAAATCTCTCGATTTTACGTCCAGGGGTATCCATCCGACTCAAAACTACAGAGGACACTTTTAGGAGAGTATATGAGCCAAGACCTGACCAATGAAGAATTGATACTTCTCGAGGGTATCAAATCTATGCTGCAAGATGATGTACAACTGGGCTTGCAAATGCACGAGAAGGACCATAAATCGTCTGGCGAGACAGAGAGGGGTTATGAATATCTACATAACGAAATAGACGAAATGTTTGCCCTCAAAGCAGCAGAATTGACGCACGCTACTGGCATATGTCAAGCATTTTCCAAAGTCCACGGTTATAAATACCTGGATGATCCAACGTTCGCCACTGCAATGCAGAAAGAAATGGTAGCACAGGCAGTGCCAGCCGCGGAACGTGAGCAAGCTATCGGATTCATCCCGAAGATCATCAAACAGTTACAGGACGGGCAGAAAGAATGGGCAGAGAAAGATTTCGGGTTTAACCCCCGGATGGACGAGATTATAGATGCTTCTCAGCCTGAGCAGCCATCAGAGTTCACTGTCGAAGAGCCTGAAGATTGGTCTATGGAGTCTAATGTTGATTTCGAAGAAGGGGATGCCAGCCCTGGGCATATGGATGAGACTTAAAGCCATCGCTGGTAGACTACGGGCACGTAAGTCGTTAAACCGTCCAGCTTTGCATACGCAGAAGCTTTACGACCCGAATGCGGGCATAGATTCGGGTTCCAGATCCTCATCTGGAACGCAGTTAGCTAGCGGAATACCTCATAAAGCTCGACACCGTGATTTCTTAGGTGTCAAGGTTCCTGGCAACAATATTTAATCAGCTAATTTTTTGAATATCTTCTCTATCAACCATTTTAACACCATAGGTAATACTACATATATTAGCAAGAATGATAAGATAGCGAAGCCGTATTCCTCTTGGTATTCCTGCGTAACTTCTCTTCGCACTTGCTTATAGCACTCTTTCTTGGTCCTTCTACGGTCATCCACTAATCCCTGACTGCAGTTGCTTCTCATCCAATTGCCGAGGTGCTTAATGCACCTTTGTGATACGTTTCTCTTGTCTGTAGGGCCAGTATCGTCTCTCCCGAACTCAGCCTCTGCCTCCATCTCTAACTCTTTGAGGCATCGCTCTAGTTTATCAGCGAATAGTTCGGACATAATAAGCCTCTTTAATACACGCTAATGAGACCTGTGCCTTGGCATTTAGGACAATCCTTACCATTGATTGAACAGTCCCCATGGCATATAGGGCATGTCCTGGTTGAATCGTCATAACCATGCCTAAAGTCTGGTTGCTCTGGACTTGCTGCCATCCGCTTGAATCTTTTTTGTAGTGCTTGATCGTCTGTCTTAATAACTCTTATCTTGGTGGTGCCAGTCCCATCTACCCTAACTACAGGGACAGGGACTGGATTACCTTCGCGACCCTCTATTATTCCCATTTTAACTTTGCCCTGCCGCACATTACCATCTAAAACATCCTCTTGCCCTGCCACCCTGTAACTCGAATAAGATTGGACTCCTTGCCCGCCCGTCGAGGTAAACCCCCTGTTATCGATCGTATCATACTTAGCGGTGCTGATCCATCCATCCTCTTGACTTACATCACTCTCACTGGCTGCACTACTGACTGCGGCATTATTTTGCCTGTGTTCAGGTTGCCTGTCTACTTGTGGCGTTGGCTTGCCAAGCAAGCTACTAGCGTCAAGCCCTAGACGCTTTGCCTGCTCGACTAATTCATTAATCTTTCCTAATCTCTCTTGATACTTTTCTCTGGCCATCTTCACCGTAGTTTCTTCAGCGTGAAGATCACACAGAACTACTATGATATTCTGATTATCTATGACTATAGTAAGTTTAGTATTTAAGTTTTGGTCACTTCCGCACATTATGCAAGAATTCATTGTTAACTCCTCGAGGTTATAATGGCTACCAAGATAACAATCATCCCGGTTAATCTAGGTTACGACGTCCAAGATCTGATCGCGGAAGGCGTCGAAGAACTTACAGGACAGGCCAAACGAGACTTAGAGACAGCCATAGAAGTATCCAAGGAAAGGGATGCCCTCAAGGCCAGACAAAACGCAGAGAAAAGCCAGGCGGTCGACAGTATCTCTCTGTTGATGGGGCAAGCTTACGACAAAATCGAGCAAGCCAAAGATCGTGGTGTTCATTGCAATGATGTTTTGGGTTTAGTATCAGAAGTTATACCTAATTCTTCTGCTTTCACGCTCAGAATGAAGAAATTGCTCCGGGATAGGGGTAATCCTTTTGCTCTGTCACGAGTGAAGATAAATGGTGAACCACACTATGTCTTTATACCATACAATCAACAATGATTATTTACTGATTCGTATTAATCTTGTGCAGCAATTTGTTTAATTTAGATATCTGCTGATGCCAGTTGATGTCGTATATGTCTCCTAGAGTCAACATTTTAATACCATACTTGCTGGTTCTTACCTTCAATATCTGGTCCGTATAAGATAATAAACCTCCGCTCACAGCAGCAAAAGGTTTAGGGCCCATAGTTATTATTAATTTAGGTTTTAGACACGACACCTCCATGTCAATGTAAGCCCTGCAATGATTATATTCCTCATCAGAGGGGTAACTACTACAACATTTCAGCAAGTACGTGACATAGACATCAGTAGTTAAATTCCTTTGTACCCAATTGGTTTCACCACGGTCTCGAGATTGTATATCGTCATATGTTGGCCTATCTAAAATTATCATATAATCGGATATTATTCTATTACTAAGCAGGTGCGGGTCTCTAATTATTCCATCCTTCTGCACATCCTCAGTGCCCAATCGGCAACAAGAACATGTCATACAGGTTGTAAACAACTGGTTGATAAATTTCGTCTTCCTAACATTAGGACTCTCATTCAAGCCAGCTACTATCATTTGGACAGGCTTATA